GCTTGCTTTTGAGAGGAGCCAGGAACCCGAGCGCCAGTAATTCCTCGATTGAGGTAGGCTCGATTAGGTCGTCGAAGATCGCCGGGTCGTCCGTGATCAGACCGTGACCCATGCGATACGGCGTAGCCGTGAGCCCTATCACTCGCATGCGCGGATTGATTTCGCGCAGCGCTCTGATGAGGTTGCGATAGCTCCCCTCGTCGTTGTGTCCAACTAAGTGCGCTTCATCGATGATGCAAATATCAATGACGCCCAAATCTTGCGCACGCTTGGCCACGCTTTGCACTGAGGCGAATGTGATAGGCTCACCAAGCTCCCGGCGGTTGAGCCCCGCGGAATAAATTCCCATTGGCGCACCAGGCCAAAGCGAACGGAGCTTCTCAGCGTTCTGCTCAAGAAGTTCCTTCACGTGAGTTAGCATGAGCAAACGGACTTCCGGATACTCTTGCACAAGCGAGCGGCATATTTCAGCTACGATAATGGACTTTCCCGAACCGGTTGGGAGGACCAAACACGGGTCCCCCCTATGCTCAGTGAGCCAAGCAAAGAGCTGATCAATCGCGCGCTGTTGATATGGGCGGAGCTGGTATGTCAAAAGAGCAGGCCCTGAGACGTTGCTGATGCTAGGTTTTTTACCGCCTGCGCGTAGTAGGACGGCTTCAGCTCCGCACCGACGAACTTCCGTCCACTTTGAAGTGACACGTATCCTTCAGATCCAATTCCCATGAACGGCGAGAGAACCGTGTCCCCTGGATTTGTCCAAAGCTCAACACCTCTCCGAATGACCTCTAGCTGAAGTGGGCAAATGTGCTTCTCGTCTTCATTGTCGCGAGCGCTCCTGTGCTGAAGCGTGTCTCCCTGGTCTATGCCGCATTTGTCCGCATTGTCAGCGGTTGGGCTCATGAACTTTAGCATCCCCTCATCGTCAATTCCGCCAGCGGTTGCCCACACTGGAGACGCGTACCGCTGCCACTTCTCAACCGGGAATTGTTTGGTCGTGTGACTAACAGGCTCAGCGTTTTTCCCAGGAGCCCTCATCGTGACCAGATAGTCCGGTATGCCCTGGCGATTCATTGTCGAATCGGCCCTGATTTGCTTATGAAGAAGACCTAGAGCCTTGGTTCTCTGCATTGCCGTTACTGGGTCTTTCCAGATGCATACCTCCGAATGAAAGATCCATCCGGCCGACTGTGCCGCTCGTATTAGATCGCCGCGAAAGTCGGTAAGCCCAATAAAACCGTCCCTGGATTTGCTAGTTGGCATAAGCATGCAGTGCATGCTCATCAGCCTCCCAGGTTTCGTCACCCTGAGAAGCTCCGGCATCAAAAATGCGAAGTGCTCAAGAAACTCATCCCCGTTCTTGCAGTTTCCCATGTCGCGCTCGCTGGCGCTGTACGTGTAAAGCGACGCAAACGGAGGCGAGTAGATACTATAACCGACGCTTTCGGTTGGAAGCGAAGAAACTACTTCGACACAGTCTGCATTGTAAGCGTGCCAACCAAGACCAGACTCTTGTGTAATTACTTTAGCCATGATGGAACCCTCATTTCCTCTTTTGCGTTGTATTCGTCTCGCGTGCTTACCGCTCCGCGGATCTCCCTGTTCATCGACTCAGACATTGCCTTGACCATTCCCGCGGCCATTGCATCAGCATCAGACTGCTTGCGCTTGATTGCGTCAACCACCCTACCCTCGGCGCTTCCAACGATTACCTTGACATTAACGGGCCTTGTCTGACCGAACCTGTACACTCTCCTGATTGCCTGGTAATAAAGCTCCCAAGAGTAGCCAAGCCCAACGAATGCCACATTTGCGCATCGCTGCATATTGAGGCCCATTCCGCAGATGCTTGGTTTGGTAACCAAAACGCGATGCTCACCGCGAATGAAGCCCCATACCGCCGCTTCTTTCTTCTCGTTTGAGTCAGACCCGCGCACCTCTACGGCGTCTGGAATTGCAGATGCAAGTGCGGAACTTTCGTCGTTAAGGTCGCACCAAACCAACCACGGATCCGGTGATCCGTTCACCATGTCTGAGCAAGCCTGAACTCTTGACGATAATGAATCCCTTCGAGCCTCCCTCTGCTCAGTCAGTGTTCTGGCCTCGTATCCTATCAGCTGACCAGATTCCGATCCAAGTGATCGAGAGTTTTCAACCGTTACCTGTTCAATTGTCAACGGTGGAAGCTGGTATTTTGACGCATCAAATCCAATGTCCGAAGGGCTTCGGATTGCACACGCCCACGATGCAACCCACTCCCAAAAATCCGCCACCGCGTGGCCCTTGAGTCTCCAGTCCTGAGTCGTGTCGGCATCGTGAACGAAGAACATAGACAGCATCTCGGTTCGAGTCATCACACCCAGGAACTCAGCATGGTTTCCTAGCTCTGTGTGGTCGTTCGGTGCCGGGGTTGCTGTTGTGCACAATTTGAATCGAGTTCCCTTGAACCTCTCTATCAGTGCGTTCCTGGTCTTTCCGTTAAAGTCCTTTAGGATGCTAGATTCATCCAGGACAACGCCGCCAAAATCAGTATCGTCAACATGGTCGAGTCTGTCATAGTTGATGACGTTGACACCATCTCGAACCGCGCATGACCTGGTTTTGATGTGGTTTACAACGACGCCAATTGAGGCGCCCTCGGAGACGAATTGCGCGGCCACTGCTAATGGTGTCAAAATCAGCACAGGCTTCCCGGTGTGCTCCGAAACAACCCTGGCCCACTCAATTGCGCACCTGCTTTTTCCCAGTCCGGTATCAAGGAAAAGAGCCGCCCTTCCTCGCTTGATCGCCCACTTCGTAACGGCCGACTGGAAATCAAACAGGCTCTCGTTTAGCTCAGGCGGCGAGTGAATGCCGGTGGCCAACACTCGCGCCCTTTTCCTTTCTAGCGCTTCTCTGTATTTTTCAATCACAATAGCCTCTCCCTTGCTCGTTTTACCTTTGCAGCAACATGGCGAGACGATATCCCGTCCGGTCCCATCGTGTCAAGGAGCCTTATCGCATTTTCACTGACGATGCGCATATCGGCGATCTCGGACGCGAGGTCATCAATGGTAATACGACCGCGCTTGAACTGACTCACAGCCGCAATGAACTCGGCCGCCTCCTCCACGGCGACTGTCATGATCTCTTCGTACGTATACTTCGCAACTATCTCGGAAGATAGGTTGCTGATTTCTTGGTCAAGATCCATTGTTCCTCCTCACAATCTCCTCACTACTAACGGCTCCCGCAATCTCATCAGGATTCCCGTTCACTGTATCGTCATAAGCCACGTGCCACGGTTCGCCGATGCTCTCCATTTTCCACGGCACAAGGTCCGGGTGTAGCACATGCGACGGGCATCCGGCGAGCTGACCATCGTACGGAATCTCACTCTCCCAGCGCTCACAATACCACGTGGAATCAGCTCTCGCAGTGGAGTGTGCACACGTTCGGCAGTTCACGTTTTTGGTGAGCTTTGATTCGTGGCAAATGTCGTGACCAGCACACATTTTGCACTCGTACCAAGTGGGATTCTCGCTGATTCTGACCGGAGCGCGCTCTTCAAGTGCGATGCGTTGCGCTCGTTCAATCGATCCCTCCTTGAACTCGCGAGCATTCGACTCAGAGAAACCCTTGTCATAGCGCACGCGCTCAACATAGATCCTGTCATCATCCTTGCAGACAGCTACGTAAAGAGTGCGCTCAATTCCGAGTCCGCGCATATACGCCTGCATTTGCGCGTAGTGAACCGGCTTAGATTCCTTTACCCCCTTCTTCTCAAGCTCGTTGAAGCTCTTGAGGTTGTGGGTCTTGATTTCCAGGATGTGAGGTTTTGATGATTCCTTGAGCCCTGAGACCACTCCGTCAATATGACCGCGGACGTGACACCCGAAATCAATTTCCTCCTGTTGTCGCGTGACCGTGAGTCCAATTGCCTCAAGGTCCTCAATGACGGTTTTTTCCTCATTGTGACCACGTCGAAACAAGCGGAGCATTCGTCCTTCAAACTGCTCAAAGACAGCCCAGCGGAATGACAGCCAGATCCAGCGGTCGCACTTGTGACCCATGACGGATGCGCCAATATAAGAACGGGGCTTTTCGCCCCGTGCCTTTTCCTCGTGTGTCCTGTCAATGAGCTGCGCGACCGATACGAGTTGGAGTTCGGTCATAGTCCCCTGACTCGATTGACGATACTATCCCAGCTCTGCCAGTCGATTATTCCGTTTCTGAAGACCGTCTGAAGCTGGCTAAATCTTTCATCGCTCTCCGTGGCACTCTCAACCAAAACAAGTGGACCGCCGTTTTTCTTGCGCAAAACCGCAAGCCGCCCCGTCGCAGACTTCTTCCCGCCCTTGTCAGTGACTGGGTCTTTAAACAGGTTTACGCCTTCGCCGTTGATCTGGGCCCATGTTGCCTTCATCGCAAACCCGAACGTGTCTCTCGTATTGTACTGGTAAGTAAAGCTTCCAATTCCGAGAACTACGTTGGTGGATGCAAAGCCCTTCTTTTCCAGGCGATCAAAGATTTGCCCGGCTCGTTCGTAGGTGATCGAGTCTCCGTAGATTGCACCAATGTGCTGATCGAGGCACTTAAACCCGGCGCTTGATACGGTGCCACCAAACTCATCCCACAGGAGTTCTATTACGCCTTTCCTTGCTGGAGTTCCGTCTTCTGCTGATTCGTCTCCGCATAGAATGTCAACCGGGTTTCCACTATCCGGACGGATAACCAGCTTGCCATCGCGGCCCATGATCTTGCTCTTGTGCTCAGGCAGGATCTTGGTCAGCACGCTCCACAGATCCCAAGTATCGGACACCACAGACAAGATCCCCGATGGGTACAAGTCAAGAAGGCGAGCGAAGGTTTCAGATTCGCTTTCTCTCCCCCCGGCGCACATAACAGAGTGCTCGGTAGCCGCGACGCTGCCAAGCGTTGGTGACATGCCGTAATGCTCTCGCACCCAATCAATCGCCGGGATCGTGTCTGAACCATTGAACGAAAGAAGGTGTCCAGCGCCACTGCGCGATGCACTTTCAACGCCATCCATTCCGCGAAAGCTAAAATCGTGACATTGCCAATCAACGAAACCGATCGCCTCTGGATTGGTTTTCCTGGCGTGCAATAGACATAGCGAACGATACCGAGCCGCCAGCGTTGCGCTAGTGCTTGCTTTCCAGATCTCGGCCGAAAGTGCGCTTTCGATGTAGTTGGTTAGCCAAAAGAAGCGCGGATCTGTGTTCTCGACCGTAAACATCGGAACCTTCAGCGGTACTCTTGTTCCCTCCGGTAGCGCCTTAAATTCAAGAGGCAGGAACCCAAGCCGGTACAAGTCTCTAATGTGCTCAACGCCAACGTTGTTTGGCCCAAGAATGCTAGCGCACCGCTCCGAGTATTCCTCGACAGCAACACTCTCCGGCAGCTTAAACCACTCATCAAAACTGTCCCTCATCTTCTTCAGAAACGCCTGAAGTCCGAAGAATGTCACTTCGGTGACGCCATCGATCAGAGAGTAACGCGGAGTAAAGTTTGAGTAAACGAACTCTGTTCCGCTAGGGTACATCCGGCGATGATCGATCTTATATGCGTCAATCCACCATATCGGGTTGCTACTTTTCATGGGTAAACCTCCTCTAGGTACGAAGTTAAACTTGGTCGGCACGAAACAATCTTGTCAGCATGGATACTTGACTCAAGTGAGTCAGTTGTGATGATTTTGGAAAACCGCTTGCGCAATTCAGTCGCGCCTTTTGAGTAAATCCCGTGAGTCGTCCAAAGCGTAAGCGAGTCTCGCGGTACGTCAATCGACTCCGCCAGGGCTAAAAACGTTCCTCCGCCGTCGCAAATGTCGTCGATTACAATAGCTTCCTTCGTCCTAATCGGAGGGCACGAATAAGATCCGATCCTGAAGTTGTTTGACGAATCGCGAGACTTTGAGGCCACAACCAACGGCGCTCCGTATCTGGCAGCAACTTCGGCGGCCCTTAGTTCTGCCCCGGCGTCTGGTGCTATCACAGTTAACTCCCTCTGATAAAAAAAAGACGCTGGAACGAGTGACACGGGGCGAACGTTTCTTGATACCCCAGGGACCGCATAGGCGTGCTGATCAAGGCAAACCACGTCACCAATCCCTCGCAACCTCAAAAGAGCGTACGAGGCGACATTAAACCCGGCCTTGTCCTGGCGTGCGCCCGGTAGATACGGAAAAAAGCAAACAATTCTCCGGGCTCTGATCTTGAGCGCCAGTAGTTCTGCCATCGTCACGGACTCAAGGCTACCGGCACCGTTTGAGCTGATCACGGCAACAGAGTCCCCGAGATCTAGATCCCCGTTGATGTGCATGCACCCATCGCTGAAAGTGTGCCACGCAACGTCAACGCGCTCAAGTTTTTTTCCGTCCCACTTTTCTAGCTTGATCATCGGTCTCCCTCTTCGTCTCACACCTTCATTGGCATAATCACGGCGACGTAGTCCAGGTCTCCGCTCGGCTTTACGACGGCCGGATCTAGTTCGCCGGTTGCTGATAGTGTCACCTCGTCATCGGTAATTGCATTCAGCACGTCAAGAAAGTAGCGAGCATTGAGTCCAAGCGTCAAGCTCTTTCCGGCGTATGCGGCTTGGACCTCATCGAATCCGGCGCCCGTATCAGCTGACTCAGTCTCAACCCGCACTGAGTTGTTCGCCAGCGTAATCTTGACACCCATCGTCTGGGCACTGGCTGAAAGTGACACTGCCTTAAGCGCATTTGAGAGCGCGTGGCGCGGTATCTTCGCGTAGCTGTTTTGGTCTACTGGGATCACCTGCTGATATGGCGGGAACTGAGCGTCCACGAGCTTCACGCTGAAGCGGAAACCAGACACCTCAAAGTGAGCGCTTGCACCGCTCTTGATAATTTTGACGCGGTTACTCTCGCCACTTGTGAGAGCATCGTCGCACAACCGGCGAAGCTCAAGAATGCCTTTTAGCGGAATTAGCATCTTTTCAGAAGCGGCGTTTCCGTTCGCGCTCATCTCAATTTTTGAGAGCCGGTGACCATCCGTCGTCACCATGCGAACCGTTTCTCCTTCGACCTCGAAAAGAGCGCTCGAAAGGTGAATGCGGGTTTCGTCGGTAGAGATCGAAAAGTGAGTCGCCGAAATCAAGCGGAGCATTGTCGCGACATCAAGCTCGATGCGCGCTCCGCTTTCTGGCTCAGGAAGTGGCGGAAACTCAGCGCCAGGAACTCCGTTGATCGTGTAGCGGCGCGCACCGCCGACGGCCTTGATTGTTGTCTGGCTTCCTTCGCCAACCTCAAGAGCGATATCGCCTTCCGGCATCATGCGAACGCGATCAAAAAGATCCTTTGCACCGAGCGCAACAGAACCGCGTCGTTTGATCTCAGCCTCAACCTCACCGCTGACAGCAAGCACAAGATCCGTTGCTGCGAGTCGCACGGTCTTGTCCGTCGTCTCGAGAAGCACGTTCCCGAGAACGGGCATGGTGCTTTTCTTGTCCGCGACGGCGTGGCAACGACCAAGTACGCGCAAAAACTCCCTCTTATTGACTACAATTTGCATCACCTCTCCTCTTTTCAAAAATGCCGTCTCTCCGGCTGTCACCGCTGGGTGTCCTAGAGCCGCTGGTACCAGGATACGTCCTACCGGGGGTGGGCGAGCTGGTCCGTACTCGATAAGGCAGCGCGGTTGTCTGCCTCCGTGTGGAGCGCCCCGGAGTCGAACCGAGACCGGTCGGCCTGGAGTCCCAAACCCTAATACCGGCGGACCAAGCGCGCCCCTAAATCGCCCCGTATCGCCGGGGCCACGCGTTCGCCGCTGTTTCATGACTCAAGTGCAAGCGTCCGCGAATCTCTCGCGGCACCATGGCGGCAAAGTCTTTTCAGCGCAAAAACGCTGGTTTTCCTGGCGATGCGGAAGGCGCGGAAGCTCCGCCGAACGGCGACGATCCGGCACCACCTCCGGATATGGGACGATATCCGCAAAGCTCGTTTTGTGGATCGTGCCCATCCTGACCCGGCTTCGTCTTGAGCTTCCCGCTGAATCGCTTATTCACGATCTGGTCAGTGTTGCGCAAACTCGAAACACCGCATGCGGTAGAGAGCTTGTAGAGTCCCTCCTTGCCAATGCGTACAGCTTGCTCGCTTGTATACTCAATCATGTATCCGCCAAAAATCACTCGGTTGGTGAACTTGTCACTAATCACCTTCGCCTTGATTTTGACGCGCTTCCCGCCTCCGCTAGTCGGCACAATCTCAGCGCTTTCAACCACGAAATCATACCACCCGTCAGGCAGCGGCTCAAAATTCCCGTCGTTTTCAGGCTTAAAAGTTTCGTCAACCGTGAATCCCAAATCAGCCATTATTCCTCCTCTTTACTGTCGATTGTCACGGACGGGCGCGACGGCTTGGTCACGATTGCCCCCTCCAGTTTGCTTGTGATGCTTTCGTGAGTAGATGCGAATCCGCGCTTAGAAACTTCCGCGTTCCAGCGAAAGCATGAGGTGTAAACCTCGCGCGGCAAATCGTTCTCCGTCACGATTCTGTTTAACTCATCAATGTCTACTTTCTTGGTGAGCCTGTAAGTCACCTTCAAATCACCGGCCCGGCGAGTTCCTTCGGTGGTCTCTGGAAAACCCATGACCGCTATGATCTCGTCTTCAATCGAACGGCGCTTCTCAGTGAACTCATTCTCACTAGCCTTCGCCGCTTTCCACGCCTCAGCCAGAGCCTCAAGCTTGAGCATTCGTGACGTGTCTGTCATTGTGATTCTCCACCAAAAGCACTTTCCAAAAGTCGGTCCTTGTACCATTCTGGTAGCCCGGCGACGATTCCGCGAGTCACGTCAGCTAGTGCCCATTTCAGTAGCTGCTCCTTCAAATCCTCTAGACATTCTTCGCGGAAGTCTGACTGAATTTCCTTGATCAGATTGCCAATGTCGCGCGGACTGTTTTCAATCGCCCCTCGCTCGCGAAGGTGAACAATCGCCTTTTCCCACCGTGGCTGAGTCTTGTACCGCTCAATCATTAGCTGAATGATTGATTTGCTCGAAGTCTTTTGATCCTTCCAGTTCGCTCCGTTCATTTCCTTGAACCTCTCAGAAACGAACTTTGCCATCAACGGGCGCGAGTCAGGGCCAAACCTAGTCCGACTCTTAAAGACGACTCCCTCGATTGTTTGACCGCCTAAAAACGATGTCTTTTCGAGCAACGCAGACACATTGTCCTTCGATTGGATTCTACACACATCAAACAAGGGAATCGAGTCAAACCCAATGCGATCCGCCTCCTCCGCTCTATCTGTGCCGTTTGCGTAGTCAAATCCACCGCGATCGATGTCAAATATCACGATGTTGTTCTTCGGTGTTCTGTCATACACCAGCGTGTTGTGCTTTGGTTTCTGAAGATACTCTCCGCGATATGTCCACCCATCCCGCAGCAAGTGCGCCACGCTTTGCACACGTTCGACCGCCACGGAAAACATCTTGTCCGGTGCGTCAATGACCAACTCAGCGCCTTTGCTGCGCATCTTCAGCTCGCCGCCAAACACACCAAAACTCAACTGCGAACCGTCAACCTTCTCCTCAATCAACACCGGATCGTCGAAGATTCCCCTACAACCAGAGTGACCGATTGCCCATATCTTACCGTAGCTTTCAATCATACTTCCCCCCTCATCTTTGCGAAGATCTTTCCCATGTTCGGGCGATCTGGACACGGGCCCGAACCGTCCGGTAGCTCCCATTGGTCAAGCCTCCCGCTGCGATCTTTTGCCTGCCATTGACCATCCGTAGAGGTCATGAGACACGGAACATCTTTCCCCTCTTGGTCCTTCTCAAGTCGCAGCGCGAACACTTCGTCGAAAAGATACGGGAGCCCTTGACCGGTCTGCTTTCCCGGCATCGCAGGCGAGTAGAGCATTCGCCCCATCTCATCCTGAGCCTGACTCAGCTTCGCGCTAACATACACATCACGACCAGGGAGATCTCGAAACGCTCGCACTAGCGATGTGATGCGCTCGTGAGTTTCGCCGTAGGCCTGCCGTGGGTCTTTAGTCTTGAGCTTCTCAGAAGCGAGCAACACCTCCGCGATCTCACTAATCGAATCAACAGCTACGCAGCGGAACTGACGCGCTTCCGAGGATTCAAGAGCCCACATATAGGCGTCAGACACCTCCGCCATGTTTGACACTTGAATCATCGGCACGTCATGATCTCGGATTGAAAGAGTTCCACCTTCAGCGCTGATCATTACAACGTCAGAAATCGACGGAATCAACCGCGTTTTTCCAGCTCCCGCCTGTCCATAGACAATGCACTTAATCCCATCCGCCGCGCTTGATCGGCTGCTAGTTAGTTTGATTGCCATTTATGCCCTTCTCCTTTTCACTTTGCATCTTCTTTGCAAGATCTTCAAAATCGCTTAGGCTCATGTAGACTCGACCTTCAACTTCGGTTCCAAAGCCGACGATCTCGCGAGCCGAGAGAAAGCGACGCTGCATTCCCTCACGAGCCTCCCTTTTTCTCTGGAACTGCTTCTCTTGCGATTCATACGCGACTTTAGCAACCTCGACCCTTGCCAAGATCTTGGCGACTGTCTTTTCAATGTCAGCGGGTCTTTCGCACTTGTAGCTCACCCGACGTTCCGGATGGTCTACCGTGAACTCGGCGCTTTTAATTACAAGTCTTGAACCAAAGCCACCCAGATCGGATGAACACCCCACTCGCACTTTCCCAAAAAGAACAACAGAACTCGACTCTACTCCACCGGCAGAGACTAACGCAGATCGCACCGCGCGTTCAATTTCATTGTATTCTTCCTTGGTCATTTTCCGGCCTCCGGCACAAACACCACAAACCCATTTCGCGCGTTGTTGTCAGCGACATGCTGATCTAGCTCAGCAGCTCTTCGATCAAGCTGATAGTCACTGAGTCGAGTCGCAATGAACTCGCGAAACTCTGAATTTTTCCCCTTGAATGTTGCTAGTTTGGTCACTTAATATCCTCCCTCTTAAATTCCTCCTCAATCCCGCACCATTCGGCCAAAACACGCAGACAAGCGCGATCCATTGGCGATGTGTAGATTCCGCCTCTGATCATTGCCAAAATCTGAGCCTTTACAAGATCCTTGGAAAACTTGTTCATGGCGTACTCGTCGCTGCCAGTCTCAGTTAACCATTGCAGCGAAACACGCCTAGCCCCTTCTTTTCCGAGTTCGTTGTTCATATGCAGACCTTAACCCGGGCTCGGAATCGCGTCAAGATTTTTCTTCGGAAAATCTCAGGGCTAGGTCATCGCTCAGTGTCCCAGTGGCCTGCCACCCGTGCGGCGCCGCCTCTAACTCCCCAGCATCATAAAGAATTTGCACCATCCCGGCTCCCCCTGGCCATTCAAGATGGCGATCAATAGCGCGCTTATTGTAGACCTTTTCTCCGTGTAGCCAGTTTCTCAGCGCTGAGTTGCTCACGTACTGATTCTCCCCGCGCATCTCGCGACCGCTCACAATCCAAGCTCGCGTGAATAGCTGGCGAGAATCAAGCAGCGCTTTGCCTTCTTTTTTCGCTTTCACCGGAGCTGCGCCCTCGCGAAAAACAAGTGATGAAACCTGCTCGCCGATGTCATCAACCCATCCGGGAATATGCACGAGATTTAGATCGCCATACACTTCGTCGGGCTCTCGCCCATCTTTGCTTTTGAGACATTTGACGTAAACCGAGCTGCCCTTTTGCGCCGGTCTAACGTTGATCTCGGCGTCCAAGTCTCCGCGCCACGCCGAAGAACCTCGCGCTCGCTCTTGCGCCTCTTCACTGACTCCGGTGTGATGAACTAGCAAAACTGTGCATCCGAACTCAGCGATCATTTGCGCGCATGCCGCAACCATTCTTCCGGCATCCTGTGAGCTGTTTTCGTCACCAGCGAGGAACCGGTGAAGAGTGTCAACCACTACCAGCGAAGGCGGCTCGGGCAGCTCGCGAATTGCGTCCCTAACAAAACAGTAACCTTCCGGCGTGTCTAGCTTCGCACCTGTTTTTGAAACGAAAAGGCGCGCGCCTACGCCAGGATGATTGAACTCATTCCAGGCCGCCACGCGCTGCGCAATACCAGCGTGGCCCTCCCCGGCGAGATAAGCGACGGTCCCGCCGTAGACGATCTGATCGCACCAAAGCGCATCCGGAATCATGCCCTCAATCTTGGGTTCTGCGCACGCAACCCTGCACGCGATATCAAGGCAAACGAATGTTTTCCCGGAGCCAGAAGGGCCGTGGAGCATCGCGAGGCCACCGGCTGGAATCCACTTTCGAACTAGCCAACTAACCGGCGCCGGTTTTGAAATCAGGTCCGAGAAGCTGACGAACCAACCGGCTTTCGGCGGCATGAGTAGAGCGCGGAGATCTCCGCCAGCATTGACGAAATCATTCGCGTCAACGCTTGAATCAGGGTCGTCCTTCGGTGGCATTACGTAACGGGCGCCGGTTGCGCTGGCGGCCTGAGTTGCACACGATAACCCCACCCCACCCTTATCATTGTCAGCGACGATTGTCAGCGGAAGCTCAGGCAATAGCCGGCGCGCAACCTCAGCGACGGCAACAAGATTGGACGCTGAATAAGCGACCAAACACGGCTGACCTGTTATCTCGCTAATGGTTGCAGCTGTCGCGAATCCCTCCGCCAAAAATAGCTGAGTCGCTCCCTCAAAAGTCCCGGTCCACCAAAAACGACCACCAACAATCCCGCCTTTTGCATAGCGTTTGGTCCCGTCTTTGCTGATGTATTGCAATGACGAAAGCGCGCCGTTCTCATCGTAAAGCGGGACAATCAAGCGCCCGTCTTCAGTGATTTTCGCCCCGTGTGCGTCAATCTGCTTTCGCGACAAATACGGATGCTCTTCAGTCGCACTTTGAGCCGACTCCCATTCTGCAAGCGATGCGCTAGCGGTCTGTTCAGCCGCCTCCTTGCGATCTGCCTCGCGAGCTGCGCGCGCCTCCTCATAGCGTCGAAGTCGGTGCTGTTCCTCCGCGTCGCTTAGTGGTCGCGACGAATGAGCTCGCCAATTGTGAGTCTCGCCAGTGCGCCAGCTTCCAAACGCTCCCGCGGGAAACTCATCGCCAAAGGCAACGTACCATCCGCCATCATCACCGCGCTTTTTGCCGCCAGTGCCATCGGCGAAACGGTGAAGCTTTCCGTCCAAAACAATTGTTTTTGGTGGCTCAAGTCCAGCCGATGCAATTGCTTTTCGCAGTTGTTCCTCGGCCGGTTCGTCAATGGTGAGAGGCTCATGAGAGCGTCGCTCAAGGTATTGTGATAGATCTGTCAAGACTCAACCTTCTCCTTCATTCTCTCAATCAACTCCGCAATCTTCTCGAACTGCCCTGCTCGAAAAAGCTCCGGTACGTCCGAGCGGCACATGCCGTTGAACACGCGTCGAAGTAGCGCGGCTTCCCTGCGCAGATATTCGATGGATTATTGTGGGGTCATGGCTTCGCCTCTGGCAGAGGGAGCCATCCGGTCACTTCGCGAATCCTAAAGTCCCGGTCACAGAACTTGCCAGACGGAAAGCGCTTAACAACCTCAATCTCCATGAGACATCGACCTAGAACCCAATCGTCTGGAGCAGTGCTCATTGACCTCCACTCGGTTAGCTCTGCAATCCGCGCGTCCCTCTCCGCAAGTTGAGCCCGCAGCGCGTCAAGTTCGGCGTTGGCCCTGATGCGCATCTTCGCGAACGCGACTCGGTCTAATCCGCCAAGTGGCATCTCCGCCCGCCAAGGTTTCGGTTCTTCGGTCATCGGACCCCCGCCGGGTTGCTGCATACTCGAACCCCTTCCGTGAAGTTTGCACCAGCAGGAATAGCTTTCACGCAAGCTTCCTGACGCTTTCGGTCAAGTTCGCACGAGTATGTGATGGCGCACAGCGCGAGTGTGCCCAGCGTGGTTATGCAGATGATTGTTAGTTTTTCTTCAGTCATCATTGCCCATTCCCTCCCAAATACTTCGCGGCGATGCGATTGGCCAATGCTTTGCGACTCTTACTTCGCGTTAGAGCATCATCAACGCGCACACCTGACCAAAGCCCCATCGCCACATCAAACTCAAGAGTTGCCTTGTATCGCAACCAGTGAACCAAATTCCTCGCCCTCGCCCGTTGCGCGAGTTCGTAGCGGCGGAGGAGTTCAAACTGAGCTTGCGTCACATCGGACTCCCAGCACACGCTCAGCCCACCTGGAGTAAGCTGGAACGACTTCGGCATTTTAAACTCCTTCACAACTTCCCCTCAATCTTCGCGCGAGAAACGACGACGCATTTGCCGTCGTACCATTCGGAGTTTTTGTTCACTGATTTGCATGCCTCTTCACGACCGAGCGACTCTCCCACCATCTGTCCAGTTGCCGCGGCAAACACAGAAATCAGAATGAAAATACAGAGCACAATGACGCCGGATGTTTCGTCACTCACAGCTTCC